AATGAATTGACACACGTACCGCTATAGCACTAGGCCCGATCTTACCCCCCGGAGGAGGCTGAATTAGCGGAATTGCGTGTGTTGACGCCCCAGGTGGGGGCGTTTTGTGCGAGTCCAGAAGTTCGCAATTGATATGGACAAGTCATGAATTGCAATACTCGGACGGGTTGAGAACCCACCGAGCTTTTCTTTCTTTGAAGAAAGATGTGTTTAAACCGAACACATGAATCACATTGGACGAAGACGTGAAGACCTTGACTGTCTTGCAGGTCCGCGGTAATGCGCACTAGGTTTTTCTTTACTGGTCCTCCTTCGGGCCAGAGTTTAAGTTGTGTTTATGAGAGTGGCATCGATGATTAACACACCGTACCAAGTGATGATTGTGGGCTGGTACCACTTAGTTTCTTGTTTCAAACAAAATTTCGCACAGGGAGTGCGCCAAATGCACTGACAGGTATTCCTGTCGTAAGACGATTTTTATGAGTTACAAGTCTTTGTTGTCAGCACAATCACTTCTACTGATCGATAGGCTCGTGTCCACGAACCTTGATCCCATTTTGCTTATGAATTACGGCTATAAGGCAAGCAGATACGAAGGTTGCAAATGGGAAAAGCAGTTATGCCAGGGAGCTGCACAAGATAAAAACAGTGGGGAAGACGTCAACCCACGGAGTCCAAAGGGCTTACAATTGACTAACGTCATGCCTGATGCTAACCCCCAAGCAGAAGGCCCGGGCTTTTTCACGCACTACGATAACGCATCGTGGAGTTGTGGAATTGACCCAGCAGATGATAGTGAGGAAGACGTCGCCTCACGAAGCACACAGTGCTCGAGTTTGACTAACGGAAAGTCGCTTGCTTACCCCAGAGCAAGTTACGAACGCGCACCTGTGTTCGACAGTCACACAGGTTTGCGTGTCCATCTTGAACAGATGGACGAAGAAGGACTGATCACCCGCTTCAGGTTGGTAACGGACCTGACTAGCGGCGGACCCGCGGAGGGCGGGACCTGTTACAGCTGGTTGGGAGCTGATGAACGGGCACGGGAAGAGTTGAAGGAACTAGGTCAGTATCCCACGCTCCCGGAGATTTTTGGAAGCTACCAGTTCTTGAGACTGGCCGCCCAGGGCAGGATCGTGAAAAACTTTGGGCTAACGGATCACGGGTTTTATTACCATTTAACCCCATTTGGTGAGCACAAGACTATGCGAGTCGCTCAGTTGGTCCTTTCTATGGATTGGGTTTCGCTCAAAGCCATGATCCCGGACGCCACACACAAACCGGTCGGAGCTGAGCCAATTTACTATGTCACCCATGTCGGCAACACTACTGTTTATTTGCCCGGAAGCGAGGATCATTTCATTGATTTCTTGTTTTCAATGGCTGTAGAAAATGCAGCAGCAAACGACACCGACGACGATTCCGAGAC